TCTAAGATTCCCGCTGGCGACCAGTACCCGGACCTCTGGACATTTTTGCTCAGTAAGCCAGTGCTCACTGGCGCAGGTAAGGGTGAGTTCCGTGGCTACAAGACATGCCAGAACTATTCCGAACTCTTGCTGGAAATGACGAAGATCTACCAGAAGCACATCATTGATCAAGACAAGCTTATGGACACAGTTGGCAAGATCGGCCCTGAAGAGCTCTGTGTGTGCAAGTTACCACGTAGCATCTGCAGATGCCCGCAGCACGAGGAAGACGTGACAACAGTCTTCGGACCATACATGCCCTCGACACAAGCTGGCTCAGTCACAGAAGAACCCAGCCCCGAGAGTGTTGCCTGGATCAAAAGATGGATCCTGCTAAAGCGTTCGTTGAAGCAAGAGCTCTGCACTACCCCGCCAGAGAGGGCTTATTATGAGCAGATTTGGGATGAACCCTCGGTCAGTGAGTTTGTTTCACCCGACTTTGAACGCATTGGCTCCAAATTCGATAACCTTGAGGAAGACGTTAGGACCATGATGCGCGAGTTTCGTCGAATGACACCACGACAACGTCTTGACGCCATGACTGAAGATGCGTTCTCCAGAGCAGAGGAGAGGGGCACTGATGATGATTATCTCGATTTCGAACCGGCTAGGGGACAACCCTGCTTTTTCATTGTCGAGCAGCTTGCCAGCCTCCGCGAGACCATCATGCAGTATGTTGTCGTCAAGCTCGACAAGTATGAAGCCGCGATACTTGACGACTTTCTCTACCACAAGGCGCCTCATTGTGTTGCTGAGGGGTGGCCCATGAAAGACATTGTCAAAGCCGCCCTGTGCTACATCAAACACCATGGGCCACGTGTGAAGAACCCCTCATTGTACAATGCCGCCGACATTCTTGTTGAAGAGAAGTTACCGATGTCGCGAAGCATTATGGCGTGGCTTGCCACGCAGTACTTCGAACACAAGAGTATCTATGTCACTTGCAACTACCTCGCTGGCTTTAGTGCCGTGAGGTGGGTTGCGAGGCGAGTGGCTAAGCGCGCCGTTTGCACAGCTGCGCGTGATCATGTTGTCAGTGGGGCAAGGACATACAACAAACGCCTAGGTGGTGACCACCCCTTCGTGTTGCTCGTTGTTGCTGTCTGTACCACTGGTGCTATCTTGATGGCGGTTGTTAGCATGTTTCGCATGTTTTCGCCCAAGCGCAGTGATGTGGTCATCGAAGAGGAACAGGCTCCTGTTGTCGTCACAGATGTGGACGCACAAGTTGATTTGAGCTCAGTGGGACGTAAGCCTGAACGACGTTCCGAAGACAAGAAGAATGTCTGGACCGTCACTGAACGTGCTATCACCAAGCTTGATGTTGACCCCAGGCGTCCCCTTACTTTGGACCAGAACATCAACGTACTAAAGAAGAACTTGTTGTATGCTGAGACCAGAGTGTTGAGGGATGGGAAACACGGCACTGCCATGACTAGGGTCACAGTCCTAGACAACAACACTGTCATGATGAACAACCATTTCCTTGATACCCCAGCCACTGTTGAGATATGGGTAGGCCCCAGGGTTGTTGATGGTGTGCAACCATCCGTCAAGATTGATGTCACTGAGGACATGGTCCTTCGTGACGTTGCACGGGACCTGGTTTTTGTGAAGACGAATGCACTACCACGCATGTTCAAGGACATCAGACACCTGTTCCCAAAGAAGACGTACCAGAGCGTTGGTAACGCCTTTTACGTGAAGAAGCTGGAAAACGGTGAGATTGAGACTGTGTCCTGTCATGGTGTGCACAGACGCCTCCTTAATGGCATGGCTGGCGCGCCTGACACATGCATGGAAGCATGGGCCAGCACTCCCAAGCAGCCAACTGACTACGGCGATTGTGGTAGCTTGCTCGTTGTGCAATCCCCCCTTGGGTGTGTCGTTGTTGGCATGCACTGTGGCTACTCTCATGCCACAAATGTTGCATATGCCTTGCCGGTAGTGTACGAGGATATGCCCGTTGGTAAGATGGTGCAAGTTGGTCAATTGCGACCTTTTGGCACCATCGCGCAGGTTCGTACCAGTTTTGTCGACCTCATGCCTAGGGATAAGCTTTATACGGACTACCACGAAAAAGGGCACCTTGTCGTTCATGGACAACTCAAGGGTTTCATTCCTCGCACAAAGTTTAGTGGACGCATGACGCACATTGCTCAGCAGGTCCTTGAACATGCGAATGAGTTTGACCCACCTATCACCGACCGCATGGCAGCTCCTGTCGCACATCCGTTTCAACAGGCACAAAAGGTTCTGGCTAACTATCTCCAACCCACACACAGCATGGATGAGATAATGCTAACAGCTTGTTCGGAAGCATTGAAGGAGCACTACATTTATGGCCTCACATCTGAAGACATGCAGGATATCCACCCCGTTCCTATTGAGGTTGCTGTTAACGGTTACCCAGGTGTGCCAAACATTGACTCACAAAAGGTCACCACCTCAGGCGGGCATGGATTCAGAGGACCTAAGCTACAGTACCTCAGCGACCCAGTGGAATATGATGAATGGTCACACTACCGCGAGTACGAGCCAGTCGTAACAGAGGAAGTGGATCGCATCATCGAGGATGCTTGTCAGGGTATGAGACCTCACGCAATCTACACCGCGTGCATGAAGGACGAGATGCTCAGCAAGGCGAAGGTCGCTGATGGCAAAGCCAGAGTGATCTACATGTGTCCGGTTGATTTCCTCACTGCCATGCGTATGCTTACGCTTGGGTTGACCCGAGTCATGGTTCGTAGACGAGATCTCTTTTGTATCGCAGTTGGTCTCAACACACACTCAGAAGAGTGGAATGATCTCTATGTTAGAGCGAACCGCATCCCTGGTGACAACTGGGTTGCTGGGGACTTTAAGTCATTTGAGGCTGTTTTGAGCCTGCTTCTGTCCAACCACGCGTCTGGTGTGATTGTCGCTGTGTGTCAAGCCAGCGGCAATTTTAGTGATGAGTTGCTCCTCGCTCTTGAAACCCTGCTCGCCGACACCACTAACCCCACGATTGACTTCTTTGGAACGTTGATCACCCTGCTTGGTGGGGAGGTTTCAGGCCACCAGCTCACGACGTTCTTCAACTGCATTTGCAACATTCTCTTGCACATGTATGCCTACGTCAAGCTAAGGTGTGGTAGGTCAACACCAGCAGCCATGAAGCGCACTGCACTTGAGTTCTTTGAGAACGTGGACATCAACACTCTTGGTGATGACGTTTACCAGAAAGTGCATCCTGAGGCCAGTGAGTACAACCACACAACAATTCAGGCAGTTTTTGCTGACATTGGTGTCACATACACCATGGCAGATAAGCTCGCTGTGTCGGTCCCTTACATTAGCTGGGATGAGGTCTCGTTTCTCAAGCGCAAGTTTGTTTCACACGAGAGTTTCCCGGGCATGAAAGTAGCCGCCTTGGATAAGGAGAGCATTTACAAGATGCTTCTCTACACAATTCCATCGAAAACCCAAACACCAGAAGAACAGCTAGCCAGCGCTTTGGCATCAGCACAAGCTGAGGCGTTCTTCCATGGCAAGGACTTCTTCGACAAGATTGATTCTCTTATTGCGTCGTTGGAGGTTTCGGATGAGCAACGGTTCCGAATGAGTGAGATGGGCAGACCGAGCTGGGCAGTGATGCTAAAGCGCTTTGTCGACTCCTCCCCCAAGTTGCAGGCCTCGCTGTTGGTGCCTGGCTGTTTAGCCGAAACCACGCAAACCAGCAGTAGTTACTGCCATGACAACAGTGTAGTGCTACAGACGTCATGGAGAGTGGACTGCTGGGGATCGACCACCATGGAGTGTTCCTCCGAAGAGCGTATTTACGTAGGGGTCCGGTTGTCCCCCAAACGAGCACGTAAGCAGAAGAAGTCTGAGGAGGCTCTTCTTGCCGACAATACCATCCTCAGCAAGCAACACAACAAAAACAAAAACTACCACAACGAGCCCAAGGAAATGGCCCTGCCCGTTGTTGTGAAAGCCATCAGCAAAATCAGAAACAAGAACCTTTCAAAAAAGAAGAAACAGAGGTGGGATGACGTGGTCGTCACCCAGAGTGAAGTGGTGCTTGATGCCACGAACCCTATGGGCGCCGGTGCTGTTAGCACTGATGTTGTGCATGAAACGACGGTCTTCAAGAACGAACCGGCTTCTGTCCACATCGACGTTCCAGACTGGGTGAATCCCATTGCAACATCAATGAGCATGGATCAAGATTTGGGTAAGTATCTGTCGCGACCTAGGCTCATTCATTCGTATGTGTGGGCAGAAAATGGTTCCAATGGCATCAAGAGCACATTTCGTCCTTGGTCAGCCTTCTTCAACGACGCCAACATGGTGGCCAAACTCCGTGGGTTCAGCCTGCTTCGCTGCAAGCTCAATCTCAAGTTCTTGGTGAATGGGTCACCTTTCTACTATGGGAGCATGTTGGCTGCGTACACGCCACTCATTGGGTACAGACCCGATACAATTGGAACCACGATCAACACCATCCTAGTAGCATCTTCACAAAAACCCCACGTTTGGCTTGAGAATCAGAACATGTCGACTGCAGAGATGGTTCTGCCATTTCTCTACCCGTACCCGTACATGGACATCACTGAGTTAGCCACCCTTGAGAGCATGGGACAGATTGATCTCATCCAGTACGTGCGCCTTCTGAGCGCCAATGGTACGAGCTCCACTGACATTGACATTCAGGTCTACGCGTGGGCCGAGGACGTCATGCTTTCCGGGCCTAGCGACCAGCCACTGTTGCAGTCCGGGTTCAAGCATGATGGTCAGATTAGTGGTCCCGCGTCTGCTGTTGCTAGTGCAATGGGCAAACTGACCAAGGTGCCCTACCTTGGCCCATACGCTATGGCCACGCAGAAGGCTGCTAGTATTGTTGGTGATGTTGCCTCGTTCTTTGGATTCACCAATGTGCCCAACGTTGCTGATGTGCAGCCAATGAAGCAGATGCCATTCCAGCTTGCGAGCGCTAGTATCTCTGAGCCAGTCCACAAGTTAAGCTTGCAACCCAAGCAGGAGACAGCTATCGGCAGCCAACAGCATGGTGGGGATGGCGCCGATGACCTGGTAATTTCTCGATTCGCTGGCAGATCGAGTTTTCTCGTTGGTTCAGAGTGGCCAACCACGTTATCACCAGATGAGGTTCTGTTCACGACAGCAGTTTCTCCGACCATGTTCCAAGGTTCAGGCCCGGAGATTGCGCACACACCTCTCAGTTATGCGTCCAACCATTTCCAGTATTGGAGGGGTAGCATCAAGTACACCTTCAAGCTTGTTCGGTCCACTTACCATCGAGGTCGACTGCAGATCTCATGGGATCGTGGCACAGCTGACTTGACCCAAGGACCAGCTGTTGGTAATCCGAACACGTACACCACAATCATGGACCTTGATGAGGAAAGTGAGTGCTCCTTCGTTGTGCCTTACATGCAGCCATCACAGTTCCTACCAGTCCAGCAGGTTGACATTGGCACCAATGTGCAGTGGTCGACGAGCGGTGCACCGGTAGGGTTCTTCCCTAGTTCCAACGGGGTGTTGTCTGTGCGTGTCGTCAACCGTCTTACTGCTCCCGAACCTACATCATCATGCACATTGCTTGTGTTTGTGAACGCATGTGATGACATACAGTTCGCTGGACCGTCGGATTTCCCTTGTTGGAGCTCTGGTGGCGTGCTCGGTTTGAGTGCAGACACCACTTCTGTTGTTCAGAGTGGTGTTAAGTATGATGACGCATCAAGTGCTCATGTGTTTTCATCAGATGTGAACTCGGACGACGTGTACAAGGAAGTGTTCGGTGAGAAGATCGCCAGTTTCAGGGAGTATTTACATCGTAGTTCTCAAGGGCCTAGTTATGGTGGATTGGGCGCAAGTGTTTCACTCTACGCCAACACCGTACCCCTCAAAAGATTGCCGCCAGCCCCTGGAGTGTACAACAACGCTTGGTACACTGGTACAACCACTGCAGGTGTACAACGTGTAAACTATTGCAACTTGCACCCGCTCCACACGATCGGGGCATGTTTCATTGGGTACAAGGGGTCCGTGAACATTACGGTGAACATCGATCAGGAGAATGAGGTTCCTTACATCGATACCATGCAGGTCACTCGCATCCCATATGGTGGTTCACTGACCAGTGCCGAGCGTCGCCCAGGGGGGTACAACCTCAACACGCCAGCGTTTTCGTACGATAGGAACGCGCGCAACCGAGCCACTCAGCTTTCGGGTGCTACAGGCAGGGCGCTGACAAACACACGCACCAACACAGGCTTGTCTGTCCAACTCCCGTACTACTCGCGCAGTGCTTTTCAGCTCTTTGAGATGGGTTCAGAGTACAACAATCAGGATGACTTTACAGGCGCCAATGATGATTGGTGGGAGCTACAGTGGCGCCAGCAGTGTGTTGCGTCTGAGGACTCCAATCAACCCATCGCCAACATCTATTACGCCAGTGGGCCTGACTTTGATTTAGTTTACTTCATCAATGTGCCGGTCCTGACGTACATCAGCATCACCACCACATAAGACCCAGGTGCAGGGCCCTCAGCTTGAGAGGAAATCAAGCAACCACCCAC